GAGCAGCAAATCTTACCGGAGCGATTCGTGGGTCTAATGCAACAACGGCTGCTTCTCATTTAATTTCTGCTGCAGTTACTCAACATGGGACTGGAATGGATAATATTTTAGAAGTTAATTACAGAATTACTTCGACGAGTATTGATTCTCCAATGACTGAAGTGAGTCGATCTCAATATCAAGGTTATTCTAACAAGACTGCAAAAGGAACTCCTACTTCTTTTTTTATTCAACGATTTATTGATCGTACTACTTTAACTGTTTATCTAACTCCTGGCGCAGCACAGGATGGAAATAAATTAAATTTATATTATGTACGAAGAATTCAAGATACAGGCGCTTATACTAACGCAACTAATGTGCCTTATCGTTTTGCACCGTGTATGACAGCGGGATTAGCATTTTATTTATCTCAAAAAAATGCACCCCAAAGATCACAAGAATTAAAACTTTATTATGAGGATGAACTGGCTAGGGCTATAAAAGAGGATGCTGATATTACAAGCACTTATATTGCTCCTAAGGTTTATTATCCTAACGCTTAACTATGACTACTTTTGCTTCAGGAAAACATGCACTTGCTATTTCGGATAGATCTGGATTAGCTTTTCCTTACTTAGAAATGGTAAGGGAATGGAATGGCGCATGGGTTCATTTTTCAGAATTTGAACCTAAACAACCTCAACTGGAACCTAAACCTACAAGCGCAGATCCTCAAGCATTACAAAGAGCAAGACCCTCAAGAGTAGCTTTACCTACCCCTGCTGTTTTAAATGATAATCCTTTTACCACTGAAGTAGGGACTACGGTTATTGTAACAGAAAATAGACATCAACGATCTACTGGAGATGCAGTTAGATTTTATCAAGTTAAAAATCCTGTGGGAGGTGTAGCAATTTCTACGTTTGAACTTAGTACAACTTTAGCTACAACTATTACAGCCACAGATACTTCTATTGTATTAACCGATGGATCAGAATTTCCTACCTCAGGATATATTGTCATTGAAGCAACTGACACAGATCAGTCTTCGTTACAATATGGAAAAATTACCAGTGAAACTATTCAATATACCGGCCGAAGCACCAATACTTTAACAGGCTGTACTCGAGGAACGGCGGCTCCTTCTTATGGGGAAACACCAGAAGCAACGACAGCAGTAGCTCATACAGCAGGCGCTAAAATTTATGGTTCATATGAAATAACTAAAATCGATAGTTCTCTTCCTTATGCAGGAGAACCATCAACATTAACTGTAAGCAATAGTTTTAGTTTTACTTTAGCCAATGCAGCGACTAGTATAGCAACAGGAGGAGGATTTTTCGTTTTCGGTGGACCCGTAAACGATAGATCATAATTATGGCCGGATATACACTCTCAGCATTAGAAACTGACATTAGAAACTATACGGAAGTAGATTCAAATGTATTAACTGGTGCTATTCTAGGCGGATTTATAGAAAATGCAGAATTTAGAATTTTTTATGATGTTCCCATTGACGCATATAGATACACTAGCGAAGGAAATTTAGCTATTGATGATAACACAATAAATGTCCCTGGATTAGGAACCAAAGGAAATACTGGAACAGTATTTGTGCGAGGTTTAAAAGTTTTTAATAGTACCTCAGTTACTACAGGTGCTGGAGAATGGTTGATTAAAAAGGACCAAACTTACTTAACAGAATATGTCAATAGAGAAACCGGTTCTTCAGGAGGTCAAACAGCTCAAGATGTTACAGGATTTCCTAAGTATTATGCTATGTTTGGAGGAGCTACGGCAACTTCATCCACTACCTCAGGAGGTCTTTACGTAGCGCCTACGCCAGATGCCAATTATATGTTTAGAATATATTATGATATGGTACCTCAAAGTTTAGTGACTAAAACATCTGGAACTTATATTAGTCAGTACTTTCCACAGGGCTTATTATATGCTACTTTAGTAGAAGCATATGGATTTTTAAAAGGTCCGATGGATATGTTGACACTTTATGAAAACAAGTATAAACAAGAAATACAGAAGTTTGGAGGAGTCCAAATTGGAAGACGAAGACGAGATGATTATACTGACGGAACCGTTAGAATACCTATCAACTCTCCGTCACCGTAAAGTAGGAGATTTTTATGCCAATATCATCAGTATTACAAAATACCTTTAAAGAAGAATTATTAGGGGGTTATCACAGCTTCAATGCTTCAGGTGATACACCTGCTGGCAGCGCTTTTAAAATAGCTCTTTACACAAGTTCAGCAACAATTGACACTACTACAACTGCTTATTCAGCAACTAATGAAGTTGCATCAGGTGGTGGTTATACTACTGGTGGAGAAGCTTTAACAAATACTGGAGTAGCTAAAAGCACGGTTACTTCTTATACAGATTTTTCAGACGTCTCATGGACATCTGCTTCTTTCACAGCGAGAGGATGTTTAATTTATAATTCATCAACTATTAGTGGACTAACAACTAATGCCGCTGTTTGTTCTATTGATTTTGGTGGCGATAAAACAGTTTCTTCTGGAACTTTTACAATTCAATTTCCAGCCAACGATTCATCCAACGCTATTATAAGAATAACGTCGTAAGGGGAATCTCCTTATGGCTAACACTTGGAATAAAGCCGGAACAACTTGGGGCTATAATTCCTGGGAATCCGATACCGTTACCGTTTCACTTACCGGTTTTTCAATTACTTCAACTTTAAATTCCGATGGTGTCGTAGCCTTCAACGAACAAGGATGGGGCTCAGACGCATGGGGAGATGAAAACTGGGGTGAATCAGCTATCACTATATCTCCTACAGGTTATTCAATCACAGCTTCTTTAGGAACTTTAGATTATGCCGGTGCAACTGATGGTTGGGGTAGAGATGCGTGGGGGGATGGTGATTGGGGTCAAAATGTAACTACTGTTCCTGTTACTGGTCTAGAAATTACTGCCTCACTGGGTCTTGAAGGTTGGGGTAGAAGTACTTGGGGCAATGATGCTTGGGGAGAACAAAGTACAGTAAACATAGAAATTGGAGAGCCATTAACAGGTTTCTCAATAACAGGTTCTTTAGGAACACCACAAATAAATTACGATTTTAAAGTTACTCTTACTGATTCTTTATTAGGAACCCTTTCTTTAGGAAGTTTAACAACTATTCCTGATATGGTAATTGGAGTTTCAGGATATGCAATAACAGCAAGTTTAGGTACTGTTACTGAAGAGGTGATTACATTCCCAACGGGCTACAGTGCTACAATGAGTCTGGGTACAGTAGCAATTACTTCAAATCCATTAGTTCTTGTAAGTGGTTATTCTATAACCGGTTCTCTAGGAAGTCTAAGTACCATAGATGATATGCAAATTGGAGTAAGTGGTTATTCTGTAACCGGTTCTCTAGGCACTACGACTGTTACCGATATGCAGATAGGAGTAACTGGATTTGAAGTTACTGGAAATTTAGGTTCAGGGGGAGTCTCTCCGTTACACTACAAAGATATTGACATAACAGGAAATACTTCCTATACAGATACTAGTATAACTGGTAACACTAGTTATACGGATATAGAACACACCGGTTAAGGAGAAAATTATGCCATCAAATTATACAGGTTTAGGAATTCAACTTATGACTACTGGCGAAAAAGCCGGTACATGGGGAACCCTTACTAATACAAACTGGGATATCATCGAGCAGATTTCTGGCGGCTATGTTGTTCAAACACTTAATACTGCTGGGACAGGCGCCAATACAACTGACTTATCTGTATCAGATGGATCAACAGGTGCAACTCTTTCACACAGAGCTATTATTTTAGGAGCAGAAACTCCTGAAACAATTACAGGAAATAAAATTGTAACAATCCCTATTGATGTTCAAACTTTTTATATAATTAAAAATAGTACAAGTGGTGTATTCACTGTTGAATTTAAATATATCACTGGTTCAGGTGCTAGTATTACATGGGCAACGGGTGATAAAGGCTACAAAATTTTATTAGCAACTGCTAATGATGGAACTAATCCAGATATCGTAGATGCAACAGCAGATTTTGTTACAGCGGATTCAACAACTACTTTAACCAACAAAACTTTAACCGCTCCTAAATTTGCCGACGGTGGATTTATTGCCGATGCTGGCGGAGATGAAACCCTGGTTTTCGGTGAAGTAGGTACTCCAGTCAATGAATTAAAAATAACAAATGCAGCTACGGGTTCGGGTCCCATTCTTTCATCAGTTTCTACCAGTGGAACCGACACTAATATTGATATTAATATTAATCCAGGAGGAACAGGAGTTCTTAAAAGTGGAACGGCTGCAGTCAAAATTGCAGGCACCGAAACTATTTTTGTTCCTGCACAAGCAATGTTTGGCACAACAACAAATGGTGCTGATGCACAAGCAGTTGAAACTACAGCAACTAGACCTGAAATGAAGGTTTTAGATTTTGATCCAAGTACAATCGAATATGCACAGTTCTCTATTGCAATGCCTAAATCATGGGATGAAGGTACATTAACGTTCCAAGCTTTTTGGAGTCCAAGTAGCACAGATACAGGGGCCGCTTTAATTGGTCTTCAAGGTGTTAGTGTTGCAAATGATGCTACGTCGGACGTAACTTTTGATGCAGCGGTAGATGTTACAGATAATGGTACAGGTACAGTTGAAGATGTCTTAGTTAGTCCAGTGAGTGCTAATGTAACAGTTAAAGCAGCAGCAGCGGATACGTATACATATTTTCAAGTTTCCAGAAATGCAACAAGTGGCAGTGACTCCTTTACAGGGGATGTCAGATTATTAGGAATTAAAATATTCTATACTACAGACGCTGCTAACGACGCATAAGGAGGAAAGATAAATGTCTTTTGGATATAATATTCTAGGTTTCGGATCTGGAGCCGCTGGTGCAGCTCCTTATAATGTACAATTTCTCGTTGTTGCTGGAGGAGGCTCTGGTGGCAATGAACATGCTGGCGGTGGCGGTGCTGGAGGTTATCGAATCATTGCTAGTAAAGCACATGAAGTTATACCGTGTACAGCTTATCCCATAACAGTTGGCGCTGGAGGGGCTCAGATGCCCGCTCCCCCATCTCCACCCGCAACAGGTAATCCTGGAGGAACTTCAGTTTTTGATACTATAACATCCGCTGGTGGCGGCGGTGGAGGAGGAGCAGGATCTCCAAATCCTCCATGGCAAGGTTTGCCTGGTGGATCTGGTGGCGGCGGAGCAGCCGATCCTTCTGGTCCTCCCACTACTGATGGTGGCTCAGGAAATGATCCTGAC